CCTTGGAACTGCGTGACGCGTTGCAGGAGGGTCGTCTTGGCGATTCCGCAAAGCAGAAGCTTGCTTCGGACATCAACCTTTCCGTTATGGATTTGGCTGCTGCTCAAGGTACGCTTGTTGTTGACGTAGCTACCGCCGCTGGCGATTATGATGACATCGCGCTTTGCGACAGCATCATGAACGAACAGGGTGTTATGGCTGGCGATCGTTACCTCGCATTGTCGAGCCGCGATTACAACGGCATGGCTGGCAACTTGGCAGTAGCGACTCGTTCGTTCACTGGTAACAAGTCGGCTAACGCATATGAGCGTTCGTTCGTTGGTGAAGTCGCAAGCTTCTCAACCTACAAGCTTGACTATGCTAACCGTTGTGCTGCTAACGCTGCAACTCCAACGATTGCTACCAATGGCGCACAGGTTCGTTATGTTCCTAAAGCCACTGTCAACAACGTTGGCGGCATCTTGAACGTAGACAACCGCTATCAGACCGTCACTGTGACTACCACAGTTGGCACTGTTGCTGGTGATGCGTTCACGATCGATGGCATTGAAGCTGTTCACCACATCACGAAGCGTTCGACCGGCGAACTCAAGACGTTCCGCGTCATTGAAGTCATCGACGGCACTTCGATGGTTATCAGCCCTCCGATCATCGGTGCTAACTCGGCTCCAACTGATGCTGAACTCCAGTATAAGAACGTCGAAGTCACAGCGACCTCGGCAACTGCTGGTATCAACTTCTTGAACGTAGCGGCATCGAACATCAACCCATTCTGGCGCAAGGATTCGATCGAACTCCTCCCAGGTCGCTATGCTGTTCCAGATGGCGCTGGCGTTGACGTTCTTCGTGCATCGACGGATCAGGGCATCGAATTGGTCATGACCAAGAAGTTCGACCCACTGACCTTCCAGACGCTTTACACGCTGGACACACTGTATGGTGTGGTGATGACGAACCCAGAAATGGCGGGTATCCTGCTTTTCAACCAAACGTAATAGGGATGGGGGGAGCTTCGGCTTCCCCCTCTTTCTTGTAGGAGCGAACCAATGCCATTGAAAAAAGGTTACAGCCGTTCAAGCATCGGCAAGAATATCAAGATGGAAGAAAAGGCTGGTCGCCCTAAAAAGCAAGCCATTGCCATTGCGCTTAACGTAGCACGCGATGCAGCAATGAAAGCAGGTAAGCCATCGAAGGCCCCTAAGCCGAAAGCAAAGAAATGAAGGCTGGTCTTTACGCAAATATCGCCAAGAAGCGCAAACGCATTGAAGCTCAGAAAGCTGCTGGCAAGACGCCAGAACGTATGCGTAAGGTCGGCAGCAAAGGCGCACCGACTGCTGCTGCATTTGTCGCCGCTGCAAAGACTGCAAAGCCAATGAAAGGCAAAAAGAAGTGACTGACTTCCCAACCATAGTTTACCGCACCCCTGGCCCTCACAAGAAGCCCCGTGGCAAGACCTATGCCTACAGAGGCGCTGCGGATAAGGCAGAATTTGACGCATTGATCGCTAAAGGCTGGTCTGCGTCCTATGAAGAAGCAATAGCTGAAAAGCGTGCGGATGCGATTATAGAAAAGGCAGAAGCCTTTGAAGATGCCATTGACGAAGTGTCAGACGCAACCCGCGATGAGCTTGAGGCTAAGGCCAAAGAATTAAATGTATCGTTTAATGCGCGAACTTCTGATAAGAAGCTAGCTGAACGCATCGCGGAAAAACTGGAGGATTGATCGTGGGGTACACAAAGCGCCAGTTCGTGACGTCAGCCTTTGAAGAAATAGGCTTGGCAGATTACGTCTTTGACCTTCAGCCCGAACAGCTTGAAGCCGCTTTGCGCCGTTTAGATTCCATGATTGCTGAATGGAACGCTGCTGGCATCCGTCTTGGCTACGCAATGCCAAGCAGCCCACAAGACAGTGACCTTGATACAGAAACCAATGTGCCTGACAGCGCATGGGAGGCTATCATCACAAACCTAGCCATTCGGATTGCCCCAGGGTACGGCAAGGCCGTATCTCCTGACACCAAGGTATCGGCTAAGGGCGCTTACAATGTATTGCTCCAACGTGCAGCATTCCCGCTAGAACAACAGCTTCCTGATACAATGCCAATCGGTCAGGGCAACAAACCTTGGCGCTGGGATAACCCCTACGTCAATCGCCCTGCCGACCCTGTAGATGCTGGGCCTGATGGCCCCCTTGATTGGAGTTAAACCATGCCTACCATTAACCAGCTACCGACTGTAACTCAGGTCTCCGGTGGAGATCAGTTGCCGTTGTTCGTAACCAACCAAGGTGACGCTCGTCGTTGCTCTGTTACGACCCTTATAGAATACGTTCAGGTAAACTTCGGCGCTGTCACCTGTATGTCTGTGCAGACAACTCCTGTTCGCTTTGATCAGTTGCCTAATGCTGTTGGCAATGCTGGTGCGCGTGCGTTCATCACGAACTGCAACACGACAACATTCAACGCTGCCGCTGCTGGCGGTGGTTCAAGCCAAGTCCCAGTGTTCAGCAATGGCACTGCATGGTTCGTCGGCTAATGCCTAAGGACTCTCGATTGGAAAGGGCTGGTGTAAGCGGTTATAACAAACCCAAACGCACGCCCAACCATCCGAAGAAGTCCCACATTGTTGTTGCTAAAGTAGGCGACAAGATAAAGACCATTCGATTTGGAGAGCAAGGCGCTAAGACCGCTGGAGCACCAAAGAAGGGTGAGTCTGAGGCAATGAAGAAAAAGCGCGCATCGTTTAAGGCTAGGCATTCAAAGAATATAGCTAAGGGTAAAATGAGCGCGGCGTTTTGGGCCGACAAAGTTAAGTGGTAAAGGAATTAAACTATGGATGATATTAGAACATTTGCACCAGCTTACGGACAAGCTATTGCCGTAACCCCTGGCAACACCAGTGCTAACTCCGTTCTCGGTAAGAACGTAACATCGCTTTGCATCACCAGCCGAAATTCGGTTGAGTGCTTTGTACGCGTTGGTACGGGCGTTGGCCTAGCTGCAACGACTGCTGACTATCTGGTTCCGCCAAATGGGCAGGTAAGCATCAGCAAGTTTCTGGACTATGACCGGATCGCATACATTGCCCCTGCTGGCGGTGGTTCGCTCCACATCATGCCAGGTGAAGGCTTCTAATGTTCTTGCTAACGCGCCTTCGGAATCGCTTGCGTTATTACAACGCAGACGGTGGCCCCGTTCTTGGTGCGCTTCTTCTAGAGAATGGTGACTTCCTAACTCTTGAAGATGGCGGCTTTCTCCTGCTGGAATAACATATATCCATGACACAGATTCCAATCATTAATGGCATCTATACGGACAACGGGCCAGACTTTCGTACGTCTTATCCGGTGAACCTTGTGCCTGTGCCAAAGGCAACTGGAATCAATAATGGTTATCTGCGACCCGCTGAAGGCATTGTCGGCAACGGCACTGGCCCTGGCATCGATCGCGGCGGCATAAACTATAACGGCGTTTGCTACCGCGTCATGGGTTCTAAGTTCGTTTCAGTTGCCAGCAATGGCGCCGTGACGATTTTAGGCGATGTAGGCACTGATGGTGATTACGTCACGCTGGACTACAGCTTTGAATATATCGGCATTGCGTCGAACAACAATCTATTCCTCTGGGATATAAACACGCAAGTGCTGGCTCAGGTAACAGACCCAGACCTCGGCGTTGTTCTAGATACAGTATGGGTGGATGGTTACTGGATGACCACTGATGGCGAGTTTCTCGTTGTCACAGACCTAAGCAATCCGTTCGCAGTGAACCCGCTGAAATATGGTTCGTCGGAAGTTGACCCTGACCCTGTGGTTGCCTTGCTGAAGCTACGCAATGAAGTCTATGCACTGAACCGTCACACCATCGAAGTGTTCGACAACAGGGGCGGAGACCTATTCCCGTTCGCACGCATCGAAGGCGCACAGATTGAAAAGGGCGTTGTCGGCACGCACGCTTGCTGCATATTCCTTGAGAACGTAGCATTCCTTGGCAGCGGCTTTAATGAAGCCCCTGCGATTTATCTTGGCGCAAACGCAACTGCTAATAAAGTCAGCACGCAAGAGATTGATGAACTGCTAGCATCATTCACTGAAGCGCAGCTATCGACTGTAAAGCTAGAGGCACGCAACGATAGGTCGCACCAGCATCTATATATTCACCTTCCCGATCGCACGATTGTATTTGACGCAGCCGCATCGCAAGAACTGCAACAACCTGTTTGGTTTGAACTGACTAGCAGCCTTGTGGACTATGCCCCATATCGCGCTAGGAACTTCGTGTGGTGCTATGACAAGTGGTTGCTAGGCGACCCTACCAGCAACGCCATTGGGTATCTGGTTAGGGATATATCAACGCACTGGGGACAAAAGGTGCGCTGGGAATTTGGCACGACCATTCTGTACAATGATGGGATGGGCGCAATACTGCAGAACCTTGAACTAGTTTCGCTGACAGGCTCGGTTGCGTTTGGCTTAGACCCAACCATTAACACCAGTTACTCGATCGACGGGCAGAACTGGAGCCAACAGAAGTTCATTAAGGCGGGTAAGACCGGAGAGCGTGCGAAGCGGCTTGTATGGTTCCACCAAGGCTGGATGCGTAACTGGCGCGTTCAACGCTTCCAAGGCACATCAGACGCTCATATGTCTTTTGCTAGGCTAGAGGCGCAAATAGAGCCATTGGCCTACTGATGGCGGTAACTCCACGAAGATTAGGTCTGACACGCGATCAGTTTGCCTCGTTCCTTCAGGACTTCGAGCAGATTAAGCAATTTGAGAATCTGTTTGCGACCGTTGACACAATAGCGAACTCGACAACTGACGAGATTAGTATTGCTGCTGGTAATGCGAATGCTAGCGCGAATGAAGCGTTATCACAGATTGAGGCATTGCAAGAGCTGGTCGATTTACTGGATACCGCTCCTCGTGCTGAACTCGGCACAATGGCCCCGCTTCAACAGGATAACATTCCGTGGCTTCAGTTTAACACTCAGCCTAGCGGTTATCCAACTGGCCCTGCCGCAAACGGCACGGTTTATTGGGATGATGCTGACGCCATAAAGACGCTCAACATTGTCATGGAGGACAGCGGCGAAGTCATCCAGCACGTTGGCGAAGAAACCTATTACCGCGTTAAAGCGTCTGCACCCATTACAGAAGGCCAAGTGATAATGATCACAGGCACTGTAGGTGCATCTGGCGGCTTGCGTGGTGCCCCAGCTACAGGCCTAACCGCTTTCCAAAGTGAAAACATTCTGGGTATAGCAACTCAGAACATCGCAAATAACGGCTGGGGTTATGTAACGTGGTTTGGTGAAGTCAAGGGTATCAATACCACTGGCGGCGTTGAGGCATGGGTTTTAGGTGATATTCTATACTACAACCCTGCAGTTGCTGGTGGCCTGACCAAAATCGTTCCTGTTGCCCCTAACCCCAAGGTTATTGTGGCTGTTGTTGTTCATCCAGCAACAAACGGTATTTTATTCGTGCGTCCGACGTTCGGTTCTGCGTTTGGCTCAACAGATAGTAACGTTGAAATTACTGGCTTGGCGGATGCTGACATTATACAGTATAGCACTGCTGCCGCTCGTTGGGAAAATGTCCCTGCGACATCCGTTCAAGTCGTTTCATGGTTAGGGCTTTAAGATGGCGTTCCAACGCATAACTCCTACTAAACTAGCGCAAGCTGCTGTCACCACAGGCACGACAACTGTATACACGGTTCCTGCATCAACACGCACGATGGTTAAGCAAATCGACATCTGCAACACGACGGGCGCTGCATTAACGATTAACGTGCATCTTGTTCCGTCGGCTGGCTCTGCGACTGCGGCCAATGCGCTTTTCTTTGGCGCAAGCATCTCTGCCAATACGACATTGCAATGGTCTGGCGTGCAAGTCTTAAACGCTGCGGACACAATACAGGTGCAGGGATCAGGTCTTGGCCTAACAATCCATGCAAGTGGCGGTGAGGCAACCTAATGCCTATTAGCGTATTCCCTCCTGCTCCTTCTGGTGGCGCTGGCGTTACGACGTTTAACACTCGCGCTGGTGCGGTTACGCTAGCGAATACTGACGTTGATAACGCGTTAGGTTTTACTCCGTACAGCGCAGCCAACCCTTCCGGCTTTACCTCAAACGTGGGGACTGTTACTTCAGTCGGCGGTACTGGAACTGTTAGTGGCCTTACGCTTACAGGTAGCGTCGCCAGTGCTGGTTCGCTGACACTTGGAGGCGCTCTGTCGCTTACATCTGGAGACGTCACCACCGCGCTAGGATTTACGCCTTACAACGCGACGAACCCGTCTAATTTTATAAGCGCAAACCAATCCATAACCCTAAGCGGTGACGCAACAGGAACAGGCAGCACAGCGATTACCGTGACGCTGGCTAACGTAAACAGCAACACAGGCACGTTCAACAACCTAACTGTAAATGCCAAGGGCTTAGTGACTGCTGCATCTAACGTGGCTTATTTGACAGCGAACCAATCCATTACGCTTTCAGGTGATGTTACTGGCACAGGCACGACAGGCATCACCGCAACACTGGCCAACACAGCCGTAACGCCTGGAAGCTATACCAGCGCAAACATTACTGTAGATTCCAAGGGCAGAGTAACAGCAGCGGCAAACGGCTCTGGCGGCGGATCAGGCACTGTCACTAGCGTTGCGGCATTGACGCTTGGCACAACAGGCACTGACTTATCATCTACCGTTGCCAACAGCACAACAACGCCTGTCATTACGCTGAACGTCCCTACGGCATCTGCGGCTAACAGAGGCGCTTTGTCG